CTGGCTGTCGGATGCCGGATACCGGCTCACACAGACGGGCAAGAACGGGGCGCCCATTGGCTTCTCGGTTGCGGGCGGGGCATTCCGTGGGCACGTTGATCGCGTGATTACGGGCGGTCCTGACGGGTTGGAATATCCCTTGGTGTTTGAACACAAGGGGCTTGGCCTGAAGTCTTGGAAAGCCATTGAGAAATCTGGGCTGGCCAAAGCCAAGCCGGAATACGCCGACCAGGTGGCGCTTTACCAGGCGTATCTGGATTTGACTAATCCGGCGCTGTTCATGGCCACCTGCGCGGATACGATGGAAGTCTATTTTGAGCTGGTTCCGTTCGACAAGCAGCGCGCCCAGACAGCGTCAGACAGGGCCGCTGAAATTATTGCTGACAGCCGTGCGGGCGCATTACGCCCTCGCTGCACGGATGACGCGGAGTTCTGGGCGTGCAAGGATTGTCCTTTTAAAAAGAGGTGTTGGGCATGAGCGATCAGTCAATAAAGAACAAAATGGAATTTGTCTGGGATGCCGGAGACGTGGCGCAGAAATGGGCTACCAATCTTCAGTATGAGGGTTTCATCTCGTACGAAAATGTCCCTGAAATCCTAGAGCGCCTGGCGGTTGACCTGCTGATGCGCGCACATGTCGTCAGGCGCGAACTCGACGTTTACGAGCTTGTTCCTGAGGAAAAACGCAAGGAGCAAATTATGCTCGCTGAGAACATCCGCAACATTGCAGACAGCGTTGAGCGCGAAGTGGATTTTTACCAATGATCAAAGCAATTGAAACGTCATTTGACGGCAGGCTGTTCAGGTCACGAGCTGAGGCGCGATGGGCAGTCTTTTTCAAAACGCTGGGCATTCATTACGAATATGAACCCGAAGGCGTTCATCTGAAAGACGGCAGGAAATACCTGCCTGATTTCCGCATATCCATCATTCGTCGCGGTCAACCATCTGCGTTGTGGGTGGAGGTCAAGCCGAATGAATGGAACAATGATGGCAAGCTTGAACAGCTAGCCATGTCCATTCAGCCGGGAGAGCGCGCAACCAGAGTGCCTTCTTTAGAAGGGTATCTGGATTTCATCAACGGCAAGGCTGATCGGGGAATAGATTGCTGGTTTGCTGCTGATCAGTACCCGGCTGGATATGACATGGAATATCTTTTCTGTGTTTGTTCCTCCTGCAAATCTGTGGGTTTTGAAAACAAGGGCAATGACAGGCACATGAAGTGCTGCCCTGATGGGGTGAGGAAACGCCATCATCACAGCCGTTCAGATCCGCATTTTGAAGCCATCAACGCGGGATTATCCGAAAGGTTTGGAACGTGATTGACTTTAACGACGCCGCACGCCAGCAGCCCTTCGAAGACGCCTCGGTCAGGAAGGAAAGGGTCTACCGAACCCTTCAGGGCCGGGTCCGCGAGTTCGTGCGCTACCTGTATCCACGCGCCACGATGGGGCCACGGGATGCTCGGATAGGGGATGTTTCGGGGTCCAAGGGCTTAAGCCTGTCCATTAGCCTGACGGCAGACGAGACGGCCGGGAAGTGGATCGACCACGCCACGGGTGACCGGGGGGACGTGTTTGGGCTTTATGCCGTGGCGCATAATCTGGATGTGGCCCGGGACTTTGCCCAGATCCTGGCCGAGTGCGATGCGTGGGCCGGGGGTTCTCCGGCGCCGCGGGCGATCATTCGCCATGAGGTCGAGGCCGCCAGGCCTGTCGAGCCGGAGCCCGAGCGCACGGTAGATGCCCGCTATGTCTACAGGGACAAGGCCGGGCGCAAGATCTGCGAGGTGGTCCGGTATCGCTTAAGCAATGGCAAGAAGAATTTTGCGGTTCCCGGCGGGATGCCATCTCCCCGGCCGCTGTATGGATTAGAGCGGTGGCATGCGTCAGAAACGGTCGTAATTGTCGAGGGCGAGAAGTGCGTTGACGCTTTGGCGAGTATTGGCGTTGACGCCGCCTCGCTGATGGGCGGGGCTAACACGTCGCTGGACAAAGCCGATCTGACGCCGCTGGCGGGCAAGAAGGTGGTGCTCTGGCCGGATGCCGATGAGCCTGGCCGGAAGCTGATGGCGGGGCTGGAAGGGCCGCTGAAGGCCATTGGCTGCTCGGTGCGGGTGTTGGGCATCCCCGCGGGCAAGGCTGATGGCTGGGACGCAGCTGATGCGATTGCAGAGGGGTTTGACGTTCAGGGCTTTCTGCGGGAGCCGGAAACCTCCTCGGCCATCCTGCACGAACTATGGCCGGACATCTCTTTTGTTTACGAACCGGAGCTGGTTGAAGACCTGTTTCCGCGGGTCGGGTTGGGCACAATCTATGGCCCCTCGACAGCCGGCAAGACCTTTGTCGCGCTGGACTGGATGGCGTCGATCGCCACAGGGCGGCAGCTGTTCGGACGGGATACTGAGCCCGTAGGCGTGCTGTATTTCGCCTTTGAGGGGTATTACGGCATCCGCAAAAGGATCGCCGGTATCAAGCAGGAAAAGGGCTACGGGCCCGTGGCGCTTGAGCTGGTGGACGCCCCGTGGACCCTCTCAGATGCGGACGACTGGGCCGGGCTGAGGGCTCATATACTGGGCGCCCGCGAGCGCCTCGAGCAGACAGGTTTTGGGCTTGGCATCATCGTGGTGGATACCCTCACAGCCGCTTACGCCGGCATTGACGCCAACTCCCAGGCCGAGGTGACCAAAGCCATGCGCCAGCTGAAACGGCTCGCCATGGACATGCAATGCCTGGTGCTGGTGGTCGGACACACGGGCAAAGACACCACGAAGGGAATGGTTGGATCGTTCGCCTACAAGTCCGAGAGCGATACTTTTATTGAGCTTCGGACGGAGAAAAACGAGGCTGACGGAAGCGTCAAACGGCGGTCGATCTTTATAGAAAAAGTAAAGGATGGGCCGTCTGATTTCGTCCTCTCGGACTACGCCCTGATTGAGGTTCGGATCGGCACGAAGCCCAATGGAAAGCCCATCACGACCTGCGTTGTGGAGTGGGTCAGGCCGCCCGAAAAGGATGGCGAAGCGGGCGCAAAGCCGCTCTCAAAATCAGCTCGGACCATTCTGGCGATGCTCTTCGAGGGGCCGAAATTCGTAAAAGAGATCGCGGAAGAAACTGGCTTGAAAAGGCCCACTGTGCAGTTGATCCTTTCAGAATTGAGTGTTGCCAAGAAAGTTTATGCTAAAGACGTTGAAAACGCGAAATTGTGGTATGTGTTGGAAACCGAGGCAACACCTCAACAGCAATGAAAACAATGGGTTAAGGGGGGGTGTTGGATGTGTTGGCAACATGTTGTGTGTTGTGTTGCGGATACCGGGAGTGGTGTTGCTAGCTCCGGGGGCCATCTATGATGGGCCCCGAAGCAACACCCGATCCGGGGGCAACAGGGCAAAGGGAAGAATTTTTTTCGGAGGGTGATATGGATTGGCGTGAGTGCAGGTACTTCTGGAACCCGGATACGGGGTTCGTTCTGGTGACCCGCAAGGGTGGGGTCGATCCGGGCAAGGAGGTCGCCAGGATGTGGATGGATGGCGCCGAGGACAGGCTGGAGGGTCTGGCGTGGGATGACCTGGCGATTGTGGCCAAGGTCTTCGTTGAGTTTAACACGCTGGTTGTGCGCGATAGAATTTCTATCGACGACGCGCACCGGGAGTTTCTGAAGATCAGGCAGTATCGCTGCTTCGTGGCGCCGGACGTTTCGGGTGCGGAATTATAGGGGCAATGGGTTGACGCTGTGCGCGAGTTGCGGCAGGGATGTTCGCGCAGCAGGAGATTGATTGATGACCCACACCGAAGCCGTCGCCGAGTTCCGCGAAGCCAGCGCCGCCGTGCGCCGCGCCTATGCCGCGCATCACGATGCGAGGATGGGCCAGATCCTGGCGGACACCGCGTACGCCAAGGCCACAGAAAATCTAACGGCTGCGCAGGACAGGCTGGCGGCTGCGGATGAGGCGCTTCGCCATGCCGAGGAGCCGGCCCCGCCCGCCCCGGCGGATATCGACGCTTCCCGTGGGCCATGGGCGGATATCCATGCCGTTGGTTTCGAGACGGCTGACCAATAGCCGGACGGCGTCCCCCACGCCTGTCTGGCGGCGCCCGCGGCGTCCTCCTGTCTGCACCTCGCCGCGGGCGCTACCCTACCCTAGCCCCTAGGTGAAATCTCAATGCACGGCAAAGCTGGGCTCATACAGGCCATGTTTTTTCCGCATATCATTGACGATGCCTTCCTCGATACTGTGATGGCGCACGTTGCCGAGAGCGTGCGGGCGGTTGAGCTGCCCAAGCGGCGGCGGGCGGCCCAGCAACTGATTGAGGACATCGCCTGCCAGGCCGTCTGTGAAATGTGGACGGCGGCGTTTCCGGGGAGGCGGTACAAGCCTACACGCTCTTGGCCGCGGGCGACCGCGATACTGCTTGACAACCCGCGGCGTTGCGTGTTGGAAGTTTGGATCGGGCAGGACTATCAGCAGGCCGAGTTGCCTGAGCCGATCGAGGTAATGCTGGATGGCGAGTAAGCCGGGTCTTTACGCTAATATCAGGGCCAAGCAACGCAGGATTGCAGCTGGTTCTGGAGAGACCATGCGTAAGCCTGGGACGAAGGGTGCGCCGACCGCTGCGGCGTTCAGGGCGTCCGCGAAGACGGCGAAGAAGCGGGGGAAGTGATGGCCACGCCAGCCAAGGGCAAGGCGCGTGTCAAGGTGACCGC